TATTATATTCAATTTTATTCATTATTTCATCCATAACTAAACTAGGAATATTTGCTTGTTGTATATAAAATTTTGCCATTTTTTCAATGTCGTCTGAAATTAATATAGTTGGACCATCAGTTAATGTATAAGAATCCTTTGTAGTGAAGTAAACACCAGATGTTCCAGGCTTTACAGCAGGCTGACTTAGTTGTTGACTTGATAACCGAGTTAAACTAGAACCAGGTAATGTACTTTGATTAGAGTTACGACTCATCCCATTTTCCATGCTTCTTGATTTAATAATTTTATTCCCCTTTGGATCAATTGTTTCATTTTCTGATATTCTGGGTTTTCTCATTTGTCTGAAATGAGTATAAATAACACCCCAATATTTTTCCATAATATTTTGAAGAAGGAATATATAATATTTTTTGATATTTTTCATGTTGAAATCATTTAAGGTCTCAAAATGTCTTTCAATTCGCGTTTTACTAGTGCCATAATTATTAGAGTTTACATAAGTAATAAATTCAACAACTTCTTTTAAATCAAAATACCTTAGAAGAGTTAAATAATTATCACAATGAGCAGCAATTTCCTTAATTTTATTATAATCTTCATCAAGATAATGTGGTACTACTACTAAACCGTCTTTGTTCACAATTGGAATAGATTTTTTACAATCATGACTAACAATATTAACAATCTCAGCTCCAGGGAATGAGTTTAAGAAGTCAGGAATTGTTTCAGTAAGCTCATTCAGCTTTGGTAATGTAGCAGATGATAATACAACATTAGGGATAGCATTTTTCTTCCAATTTTTTCTAATTGTTGCATGAAAATCGTGATCATTGTAGTCCATTGTAATTGTTGGTTCATCCCAATACATAATTATATTTTCTGCTTGGAAATGTGCTAACATATAATACATAGCTGGTAAGTAAGATTTAATATCACAAATCATAATTTCAACATTATCACCAACACTATTATCCACTTTACCAATTCCACCAGTTCGTCTATTTCTAGTAAAGACCTTAGCCGCAAAATAATGTAATCTAACATCATCGGCGCAACTACAACCAAACGCAAAGGCAATCTTTTTATTAACAGAAATTGCTGCTTTTGCCAATGCTAAGCCAACGTGTCTCGCGGCACACACAAATATTATCTTATGTCCCTCGGATAACGCAATAGGTGACAATGTTTTTCCTGTACCAGTAGGAGCCATATATAAAATCATCTTAGAATTTTCTGCTTTACATGCTGTAAATATATCTTTTTGATGCTCATATAAAGTCAAATCTCCGTATTTAAGAATATTATGGTTTTTTTCTATAAAATCAACAGCATTTTCAATTATAGCTGATAGATTTATTTGTTCTTCAAATATATTGAGAACTATATCAACTAAATTTTTTATATGAACATTAAGTTTATTAATATTATTGCGAATTAATTTATAGAGTGTGAAATAATGATAATGAAATAACTTTGTGTTGTTACTCTTTTTGTTTTCTAAAATTTTTTCAATATGAGTTAATAACGTATTTTCATAAATGTCATTAACAAGTATGGTTTTTTCATCAAATCTCTCTAACCTAATTCTATCACTAGAATTAAGTTTTATATCACTATCAATTTTCATAGGTTTATATTCCGGATTATTTTTTTTCAATTCCTTTTCAATTAGCGTAGTTCTTTCTCTGAAATATTTATTAAATAAATAACTTTCCATTTTTTCTGAAAATTCTATCTTTAAATACGAAAAGATAGAATTATTATTATTAATTCTAATATTAACATCATGATATCCTTTGACTATCATATTTAATATATCAATTTCACTCCTTGAAACTGGTATCTCAATAGAGTCCCATTCAGACTTGTTAAGTTTACGTTGCTTTAAATCCATTTTTGGGTTACTTATATGTTATTTGTACTTATATCTTTATATGTATTTTTTATATCAATTTTTTTTTAAAATTGAGATAAAATAATATAAATAAATTAAGGGTATTATAATATAATACAATGTCAGTAACTTATACTATTGTTTCTATCGAGGGGAATATTGGATCTGGTAAATCAACCTTGTTATCTAATTTACGTGATCATTATAAAAATAATTCCAATGTTGTGTTTTTAAAGGAACCGGTTGATGAATGGGAAAAGATTAAAGATGAAAATGGAGAAACAATTTTGAAGAAGTTTTATGCGGACCAGGAGAAATACTCATTTCCATTTCAAATGATGGCATATGTTTCAAGACTAAAAGTATTACGAGATACTTTAAAAACCATTAAAAATGATACACATGATAGAAATATTATTATTATTACAGAGAGAAGTCTATATACTGATAAAATGGTTTTTGCCAAGATGCTTTATGATAGTAAAAAAATAGAACATGTTAATTACCAGATTTATTTAAATTGGTTTGACACATTTTCGGATGAATTTCCTGTTAATAAAGTAGTTTATGTAAAAACGTCGCCGGATAAATGCTACCAAAGAATAGTAAAACGTTCAAGAACTGGTGAAGAAAATATTCCATTAGATTATCTAGCTAGTTGTTCTAATTATCATGATAATATGTTAGATAAAGAAAATCAAGAATGTGTTTGCTTTGATCAACTTATTTTGGATGGAAATATAGATATTTATGAAAATAAAAATCAAGTTAATGAATGGATTAATCAAATTGACAAATTTACTAGAAATTAATATTATTATATTGTATATGAGTATAGATTATAGACCAAATAATACATTTATTTTTTCTTTTGTTAGAATGAATCCACCAACTCCTGGTCATTTAGTGGTAATAAAAACATTAATTGATAAGGCAATAGAATTGGGTTCAGAAAAAGCATACATAATAACTTCAAGTTCCATGGATGGGAAAAATCCTATACCTTGTAGCAGAGAGACATTGCCAAAACCAAAAACAAAAGCAGATGGTATTATTATTGACCAAATACTTACTACAGATTTAGTATATAAGTCGTCTATTTTGGAACAAATGATTGCGTCTTATAAACGTAAGCTTATGGACGCAGAACCTCCTGAAGAACAAGCGACTGAATCCTCTCTTAGTGTAGATACTGGTGATGAAAAAGAATCTAAATCTAAAACTGCTTGTGTTGGAGATAATTGTGCAATGGTTGGAGGAAATAGAAGAAGTCAAATAGAAAATCTTGACGTCATTGTTTTATGTTCAACGGGTAGTCCATTTGGATTTATATATAATGTAATTAAAAAAGATTTTATAGATCGAGGAGTACCAAAAATTAATATGTTTTTCATTGTTGGTCGAGATAGAGCAGATTTTTTAGATACTATTGTTGATAACTTTAAAACAAAAGATTATGTAAACTCTATTGATGGAGAGATTTTGGGTAGAGAAGGAATGACTGAATTAAAAACGTCTGGGTTAGGCGAACGTAGTATAGAAGATATTGATCCGTCTGCTTATTCGGCATCTTTTATAAGAGGGTTAGTTAAAAATGGACAGAGAGAAGAATTTAATCAAGTTTACAGTAGATATCTTCCACCAGAAGAAATTCAAAAAATGTTTGAAACAATACAAATTGGAATACAAATGAAATCACCTGCTTCAAAAGATGAAGATGAAAATCCACAATCAAGATATTTTGATGGTAAATTATTGCCAATAATTATTGAATCTGGTGGAAAAAGACGTCGTAAAACCAGGAAAGCTCGGCGAACCCTTAGAACCTATGGAAAAAATAAGTATTTTAAAAAATCAAGCAAAGTCAGGGGCAAACGTAGTAATGCGACCTATAAAAAATCAAGAAATAAGAGAAGAAATTAAACTAAAATTAACTAACTTAAATAATATTAAGTATTATATAATATTATTTATGAGTGAAGTGAAAGAAGAAAATCCTAAAGAAGAACCTATATTAAAATGTCCACATTGTCATGAATATATTATTATTGAAAAACTTAATTGTGGTATATTTAGACATGGCATATTAATCTCTAATGGACAACAAATAAATCCACACGAAAACAAAGAAATGTGTGATTATTATTATAATAACAAATTAATTTATGGTTGCGGAAAACCGTTTAAGATAATTCAAAATGGAGAGAAATTTGAAATCGTAATTTGTGATTATATTTGATTTATTTTTATTGTTTTTTCGATTTCATTTAATAAAAAATAATTAATAGTGAGTTTAAGTAATGTTAATGATACAATTATTACTAGTTGTTTATAAGTTTTTATATAAAATATTTTAAGTATTTCAATAGCTAATATAAAAGAAAGCGCTAAAGCAATAGATTCTCCTAAAATTAACTTAGTATCAGCAAATGCTATTTGTGGATGTTTGTATTCAGTAATATAAGTAAAAAGAGAATAGACAACACTTATTCCTATTATAGTAACAGAAATCGTATAGGCAAAAATTTCAATAACCGTTACAATACCTTTTAAAAATTTTTCATAACTTTCTAAGGTTAACATTTATATATAATTATCAGAAATAATTAATAAAAAAAATTGAATTCAAAAACTAAAATAAATTAAACATATAAAATAATGAAAGTAATGTCAACAATGCTCAATCTGGTTAATTTAATAAATCACAGTTTTAGGTATGTGATAGATACAAGCAGTCATTTTAAAATTGATGAATCACATGCTTTGAAACATAGTATGGAAGTATATGGGTTTGCGAAAAGAATTTATGAAAGTGAAGTTAAAACTAATCCATATTTAGAACAACAGAGAGAAATAATTTACATGGCAGCAATTGGTCATGATATGTGTGATAAAAAATATATGGATGAAAAGGAGGGAATTGAAAGATATAAAAATTATTTAACAAGTTATATGTCATCAGATAATTTAGAAATAATTGGAAAAATTATTGGCACGATGTCTTATTCAAAGGTAAAAGTTAATGGATATCCAGAATTAGGTGAATATCAATTAGCATATCATATAGTGAGAGAAGCAGACTTGTTAGCTGCTTATGATATTGATAGATGTATAATGTATTCAATACACAAGGACTCGGTTAATTATAGCGAAGCATTAAAGAGAGCTCTTGAATTATTTGATAATCGTGTATTTAGAATGAGGCAAGACCGTTTATTTAAAACAAAATATTCCAGAAATGAATCATTAAAATTACATAAAAAGGCTAAGAGAGAAGTCGAAAGTCTCAAAAATATATTAGATATTTAAATCAATTACAACTGGATAATGGTCTGAATTATATGTACCACAATATTCAGAATATCCGTGATAAAAATATACATCTGAAATCTTATTTTTTATTCCAGATGTAACTAATACATGGTCAATCATAGAATAATCCTTATTTGATGCTGTATTACAGTTATTATCAGAATCATACCAATCGCTATATCTTTCACTTTGTTTAACATTTTCAGCAACACTAGTTAGTTCATATTTTCCTTTATATTCACCAAAGTCTCCCTTAAGAATACTTAAAACTTGTGATGTAGGTTTATTACTATTAACATCTAAAACTACACCATCAAAGTCATTTAAATCTCCAATAAGAATAACTTCATAACCTTTTGAAACATAACTAGAAATAACTGGTTGTAAAACAGATGCTTGTCCTTCTCTCTGAGCGCATCTAGAAGAATCTGTTGGAATTGCGACAAAATGCGCTCCAATAAGAGCAATATTCATGTTGCTTAATTTAAATTCTGTAATATAATGTTTACTTACTCCAGTTGAACCAGTGCCCGTATATCCACACTTTGAACCATAAATAGGATAATCATATCTATCTTCAGTTCTATATAAGCTAACCACGGGATCTACACGAGTCAACATGCCAACATTTTGTCCAGTGCTTGTATCAGTGCCTTTTTTTAAGTACGGCATATATGTATTGTCATTTAATGAAGTTTTTAACATATTAAGCTCATCACAACCTTCAATTTCACAAAAATTAATAATATCAGGATTTAAATCGTGAACCACTTTTGAAACATAAGATAAATGAGTTTCGGCTTCACTAGTGTTTTTCCACGTACAACCATTTCCAGGACAATCCATAGTACTGTAATAATCAATAAATAACCATTCGACATTATATTGAACAAGGCGTAATTTACTTTTGTCGCTACGCCTATCACCAATACTGGTAACAGCAGGACATTCTGTATCAGACAAAACTATACCAGCAAAAAAAGAGAGAAGTAAAATCCATTGTATCATTCTTTATATTACTTTACAAAATATATTTAATATATAATAAAATTGAACAATAATATAAATTTAAATATAAATAATAATATATTACGCAAAATGTTCCCAAAAATTAAGATACCTTTAAAAAATGAACAAGCAAAGATTCACCCTGAAGCAAATTTTATTATGAATTTTGATGGTTGTAGTAAAGGAAATCCAGGATTAGCAGGAGTAGGTGCTGTTATTTATTGTTTAGATGATGAAGTTTGGAGTGGTAGTTTATTTCTTGGAAAAAACGCAACAAATAATCAATCAGAATATACTGGATTAATATTCGGACTTCAACAAGCAATAGATATGAAGATTAAAACATTAATGGTTAAAGGAGATAGTCAATTAGTTATAAATCAAATGACAGGAAAATATAAATGTAATTCAGAAAACATAATTGAGCTATATAAAAAGGCTAAAGAACT